ATGCTGTTTAATTTAGGATTGCCCACATTCCTAGAGTTTAAGAAGACTCTAAAGTTTGTGGCCGAAGGTAAGTATTCTCAAGCTGCTGAAGAAATGCTCCGCTCCAAGTGGGCTGACCAGGTTGGAGACAGAGCAAAGGAACTAGCATACATGGTGGACACTGGATGCTATATGTAACTCTGGGGTTTGTAGTCTGGGTCTTGCTCTAGCTTTCTGTATTCTTCTCGGTAGTGTTTAGCAACATCCTTTCTAACCTGTTCATTGGCCTTAAGAATTCCGTTAGCCTTTTCTTGTAGTATCTCTAAATGACTCTCACCGAAGTATTGGCTTAGCCATTTAACAAAGGTTGTTGGGTTCTCGGTCATATGTCTATGGCATCCACTACACATACAAACAGCATTCATTAAATCCCATCGTACACTTTTCTTCCTGCGTCCATGGATATGGCAACACTCTAATCTAAGGTCTGACCTATGGCAGTGCTCGCAGTATCCCTTGAACCTGACAACGTCACTGAACCATTTGTCCGCTGCATCCCTGCGTATCGCCATCTTTATCCTCCATTGTCCACTTCTTCTCACGCCCGACTGCTGGCGCGAAAGTTAAACAGCCCTCACACATCCAGCCCTTCAGCCTGAAGTTTTCGGTTGCTGTGAATATCTCAGTCATTTGTTGGTTGCAATCATCACATATCATTATCGCGATCATCTCTCACCCCTTCTATTAAAAACTCCAAGTAGTGCTTTGCTTTCAGTAAGTCGTCTAGTCCGTTCTTGTCTCGCCACCTCGAAACGTACTTAATGACATTGCCTTCACAAAAACTTAGCTTATTAGCCATAATGTATTCAATAGGCTGGATACCTTTGCTCTTATAGTGGCTGCCGCCGATCTGGTAATCCTTTGCGCTCACACACTCACCTTAAATCGACTATGTTCACCTTCTTGTTTGTGTAGTAATACGCTGGTCATTGATCTGCTAGATCCGTAACCAGAGCCCGCGTGCCAGGCGTCTTGGGACGGTAGAACGTTCCAATGTTCCAAGAGCATACCACCGATTTCTTGCGCTTGTTTATGATGTATATGGCCGAGCCAACACGCACGGTGCTTAGACTCCCCCCACTCTTTCGCCAGATTTCTAGTAACCGATTCGTAAATTCTCTGAGCATTAATCTTATCTCCATGGTGCATAACAATTAAGTTTTCACCCCACACAAAGTGCAGGAATTTATTGTAATTATCAAAGGTCTTAACGCGCGGCTCATTCTCGTAATACATTTTGAGCATCTCGTTTAACCAGAGAGAAGCATCGGGATCGTGGTTCCCGCGCACATTAATCAACCATACTTCATCGTGCGACTCTAGCATCCGAGTCACCAGGCGTTTATACAATTGGCCTGCTCGGTTGATAATGCGTCCAGCCCTACCATCCACATCTAAGGGCGTGTCGTTACCCGTAGTGCCCTTTAGACTATTGGCGTGAAAGAAGTCACCTAGATTAATAAGGCATCCTGTGCCTGCGTGGTTGCTCGCATGAGCCAATGTATCTACAGCGTTAAACAATGTAGTACAGGCAATGTCTAAATCCCAAGCAGGCCCACCAGTTTCGGGAGGCCATGCAAGCATACCCAAGTGATGATCACCCAATAGATAACATGCCAATAGGTCATTGTCTTTTTTGTGTCTTGGCTTCTCGGTAGCTGCTGCCTTTCCTGCAACATCCTCAATCAATCCTTCTTTAAAATCTTCTAGCGCCTGCTGAAACATGCTCTCGGTATCAGCCTGGCTTTTAACCCACTGGCCTACTGGCTTGCCTTCATCGTTATAGTAAGTAGATATACCTTTAATGGTATGGCCGATGGGTACAGTGTGTACCATGTCGTGACTGGGTGAGTAGCCTTGCCTAACTGCTGCAAGGTTTACCTTTTGCAGGTGGCGCTCAACTGATCGCTCTCTAATCCCTAGCTTGTGTGCAACCTCGGCATTGCTCATGCCTTTAATCTTGCAATCAACTAACTCTAACTGTCGATCTGTATAGCAGTATTGTCTTATTGCTTCCCACTCATGCTTCATCATAGGCCACCCCCTACGTTTGCGCCCTGTTAGCTGCTCGCTCTGAGGCTTCCACAGTGCGCCATGCGTCAATATATGCTTGGGCGGCATGATAGCATACCTTTGCTTTTATAGCCTCCGTACGGGCTTCTATGGCGGCCTGACGCGCCTCTTTGTATTCGTAGTCGTCTTCGGCTCTCATGTCTGCTTCGGACACACCACACCCTGAGTCTTTGTATTGTAGTGCTATCTTGGCTTTGACCGATTTGAGACTGCCTTCAAGAAGGTTAGCGGCCTGCTCTTTATCTGCCCAGTCCGTTCCTACTCGAACGAGTTTTTCGTAAACGCTTTGCGGATTCATACGCTATCTCTACATGCTTTCTAACTAGCGGCCTGTAACATTCTGGCACGTTTGCTAACATCTCGCGCCGATTGTCCCGCGATTTCTCTCGGATAATCTCTAGCGCATAAGTCCTCGGCCACTTCACTGATCCACCTTTGTCTTAACATTTTACTGCCAGGCTTTCTAAAGCGTACAACATGGTTTTGCACTACTCTATCAACTAATCCCTGCGATTGCATCTCAATTAGCAATTGCGAGATTCGCTGCTTAGTCGTAATCCTCTGCGCTGGCCCGTCCAATCGGTTTAATCTATCAAGCATATCTGAGGCGGTAAACTCATCACCCATTTGATAGACTTGGGTAGACATAATCTGTGCTATTTGTTCGCTGGTTGTACCGTTCTTACGCGTCATATGCCTGCCCATATTTATTGGTGAAGTACTGGCGCATGCGTTCTTTGACTGCACCCTCTAGCCAGCTGATATCCGTGAGATCGTCCAGATTCGATCTCTGACGTATTGACTTTGTTTCAGTACTTTTGAACGGCGAAGAGCCACCCTTATCCTGCGCGCGCGCCAGCCAAGAATTGATAAATCGCTTAATCCCCGCCTGAGTCTTTCGTTTCTTGGGATTGGCGTCGAGCCAACTCTCCATCTTTGCAATCTCGGCGAATACATCAACGGCAGGATACGTACGCTGCCATTGGATAATATCTTTCTCATCCGCTTCCCATTCCTCTCCAGTGTTTAAAATCATTCTTCCTCCGCTGGTGTGTTGCGCCACCAATATTCATAAACTTGTTCGCGTATATTGTTTGGAATATTGTAATAGCCTATGTGTCTTTGCCATAGCTGTTGTGGGACCTCTTCGTAAACATCAACATGCTTACCACTAATTACATGTTGTATAACAGATCGAAATTTATTTGTTGGCTCCCACATATCTCCAGTGTTTAAGATCATTCTTCGCTCCAATTGTTGAAAGCATCGACTAGCGCGTCAAAAATGTCGCCAAGCTCGAAATAATTAAATCCACAATACATGCAATCAACTAACTCAATGTCGATCCCAGCATCATCAAAAACTTCTGAGATACTTATGACAGCCAAGCCAGAATCACCATCGGTATATAAACACTTAGTGCAATCATCGTTAAAAATAAAGCTAGGCTCTTTTATTACCCATTCATCGACATCAGCATAAGACTCAAACCCAAACTGTTCCGCAATCTCCCAATGCTTCATAGTGTCCACTCCGCAATCTTAACCTTCTCACCATAGCGATTAAGTACAGTCTTAAACCCAGTCTTGATTCCGTAACCTTTGTTTCTCAGTTCCGAGATTCTTGCTGGCGCCTCTAATATCCCAAGCTGATCCCATGCGTTTAGCCTGGTCAGAGTTTTCCCTTCCTTCAAGTATTCTAGGATTCTATCTTGTTGTGTCATAACTCCCTCCAGAGTTTAGTGCAATGTACTAACGTCTTTCTGCTGCATGATGATCTCGGTTAACAGGTAACTCAGATCTTCATATTCTAAAGAAGTGAATAGATCAACACCGTCATCGGTAATTAAGATAGAGACGTAATCAGTGTCTTTGTCTTTCATACCATTAACAATCTTTTCATAAATATCCATCCACACTTACCCTTTTGATGTCCTATCGGACAACAATAAGTTAATTAGTAATGACGAGCAATGATTACCGTATCGAATCTTGACATCTATCCTGACTACCTGCTCTCGGCATTCAGGGGCGCATCATGGAGAGGGTCAACTCCGCTCCGAGGTTCTTCGGTTCCTCGGCCTAACGCCCGATAATCTCTGCGATTCAATGTTGTAGATAGGTAGGGTCTTTCTTACACTTACTACATCATTTTGGTCGCAACCTAATGATACTCCCCCGCACCCCTCCAGTGCAATAGACACCCCCCTTTATTGGGGGGTTTCTTTTATTCAATACTGATTTTTAAATTTAATCCCAGTGCCTGGCATATCTCTGCTAGTGTTGATAGCTTGATATCCTCGGCCTTCCGATAATTACTTACAGTCTGGGGGCTTATGCCCAGGCGTTTGGCCAGCTCACGATTTGTGATACCAGCCTTAGTCTGAGCTACTCTGATCTCTTGGCCTATATTAGAAAGGCAGGTCATCTTCGAAGTCCTCAGGAACGTTGTAGCTTTCCATCACATTTACTTGACGGTCTCCTGGTATCGTTGATTTCGCTTGTTGTACTGCTTTTTGGGCGACTTGCTGCTTAGGGTTGACCGATAGGCTTAGAAACTTTTGGCCTTGCTTAGAGACCTTAGTCCAGCCGCTGACGTAGTATTCAACGCCATCAACATTGAGGCTGCCCGTCATGTCTGGGTGCTTCTCTGATTTCTTTTCCCGTGCAGGAAAAATTGCTCCCGAATTTGTATTGTCGTATTGCATGTTTACTCTCCTGTTGCTGTTCTAAATTCTGGGCTTTTCATAATCGCCCGTTCTTCTGTGGTGAAACATCCACCCTTGCTGGGCGCTCTCCATATGCCCATTTTCTCGTCTTCCGTGAGTTCGTCCCAGGCTTCCTTGGCCATCACTAAATCGCCAATCTCAATGCCTGTTTTAATTGCTTCGATGCTATCCGCTAACTGATCCACTAGTTCGGCGTACTCATCCTTAACCGTTGATTGCTCGCCGTTACGTAATACTGCTGCCTCCGCGTCATCATCGACCGCAGGAATACCGAACAGTGCTTGTAAAGCGTACCGTCTTGCGTAAGTAATCGCGCTACCTGCTGCCTGTGGATCACCTTTAACCATCGGTAAGGTAAACTCATGCTCTAGCCACTGGCCGCTGGTGTGCATCAATCGAGTTACTACGCCGATTGAATTACCATCGCGGTGCGGTAGCTGCACATAAGACAGGCCATTATCAAAGCATGGTTGCTTGATTGCCTTGATCACGCTTGTAAGGTCTGCGTAGCTCGATTTAAAGAAAGGGTTGGCGCTACCTTTAACAGCGCCTCCCATTGCTCCCTGTGCTGCGCATAGCGCCAGCGATAACTTCTCTAGTGAATCACTTGATTTCATAACTTACCCTCCATTGCTTTTAATACTGCGCCACTGAACGCATCCAGTATCGCATCGAACGCCTTGTCAGAATCGTTAGACTCCCAGGCATATAAAATTTTGTCCAAATAGTCATCCATATTGGCCACATACTCACCAACAACAATCTCGGCTAATAGCGTCTTGTTCTCGCGTGCCATGTCTAGGATGCGCATTTCTGCGCACTCTGGGCAGACAGTGTGGTTAGTGATTAAAAGTTCCTTACCGCAGTAATGGCAGTCTTCATGCATTTTTGTGTCCCTCGCATTCCAGTTCAGCGTATCGCTCATCAAAGCCAGCCAAGTAGTCTGGGTCATTGTCGAGCGGGTTGGTGTAAAGTTCAGCATCAACGTAGCCACACCAGCGCAGCCACTCTGCATATTCAACTTGGGTTAGTTCATCCATAGTGTGTCCCTCCAGATCACAACTCAAGATTAATGATTTACTTATACAGTGTCAAATGTTTTTTTTATGTTTATTAGATTTTGTTTCGCAATCTTTGCAGTAGTGCTCTACGTCTTTGTGTCGAAATCCATAAGCGAGGATAACCCTGCACTGGTTACAGAGTAATGCGCCAGTACCGCCATTAAATTTGACGATTGCCTGTTTGTACTCTTTCATGGCTCACCCCGTTCGCTCATTGCGTTGTACTGTTGTTCGCTTATTAAGTTTACTGTAGTGTCCAATTTTGGCGATTTTGTGTACACATAGACACCCTCATGTCTAAAAACAGGGGCTTTATAAAGACTTTAATGCGCCACATAAAGTGTCGCGATTACACTTTAATGCGCCACATGTAGCTCGCAAGCTACACTTTCCTGCGCTTAGTCTTCTATGTAATCTTCAAACATGTCTTGTTTAACAGGGTCTATGTAGTCGACCTCAAAGTAACTAACCCGAGGCACCAGGCTAACAGGTGCTACCGCCTCCTCAACCCATGACGCATACCTAGCGTGCTCGTTATCGGTATATACACCGAGTATATACTCACTCTGTCCTGTGTTCTTCTGTACCATCTCTACTATGTACATCGCTATGCTCCCAAAAAGAATAGCCATACAGCTCAGCGGCTCTCATGTACCTTCGTAATGTCTGCTCTGATACACCATGGATCAAAGCTAAGTTTTCATAGTATACGCCTTTGTTTACTAATTCAAAACATTCTGCGATTTGTTCAATCGTTAGTTTAGGTTTAAAGGGCGCTGCCTTTTTTGGCTTTGCCCTCTTTTTGGCTGGGTATTTCTGCACTAAGTAATCGCGCAGATCCATTAGAAAATGCTCCGATAGATCATGCCGTGACGGGCGCGATAGATCGTATTCTTGTGCACGCCGTACTCTTTAGCTTGCTGCTTATCGGTCTTACCGTAGCGGTTGATGCGAATTGCCCGAACCTGGTCTGGCGTTAGCTTATAATTCTTCGCCATGGCTTACCCCCCGCACTTTGGCTTTCGGTTTTCATAGTCTGGCCAGTGACCAGCGCACACCATATCAGTATAGACCCTGGCTTGTGTTTCGGCTTCTGCTAAATCCATTGAACCGACCAGGCCGAGAGCAAAGAAAAAGGCGCAAGCGCCTAGAATAATTTTGTAGCGTTTCATGTCTTACCCTCTTTGCGCCTTAGTAGCCTAGCCAAATGAATACTTCTTGTGCGTCATATAGACCGCGCTCGTTTTGCTGTACTTCATCCCAAAACTGATAGTAATCGGGAACACCATGCTCATCTAGAATTCGGTGCGCGTGATTCGGTGTGATCTCAATGTCTTGGTAGTATTCTAATGTGTCCATGTTTAAACCCTCTGTGGCCGCGCTTAGGCGGCCTGTTCTAGTTGCTGTTGTTGGCTCTCGATAAACTTTATCGCTTTTTCTGCTAGCGCTGCCGCTCTGAATATCGCGGTGGGCTGCTCTTTCAGGCACCGAATCCAGCTGTTTAAATAATGCGCGTGGTCTTCGCGGGGCTCAGTGGTAATGCCCAGGTGTGCACACTGGAACGCTGCACCTAACTCCGCTACCAGCTCCTCGAACGCGTAGCGCTCTGATCCAAATTTATTACCTAGCTGGCGGTCGCATCGTGTCTTGTGCCCCGTCCAATGTGTTAGCTCGTGTAGCAAGGTGCTATAATATGCCTCTGTTGCGGTGCTGGTTTCGGTATCGTCAAACTGCGACATCTCGGGCATGTGAATGTGATCAGTTACGGATGAGTAGTAGGCTTGGGGCTTCGCGCTCATGCGTATTGTGGCGCCAGTGTTCGCAACCCATTGCTCGGCATCGGCAAGGCTTTGCGCTTTGCTGGTTGTTTTAACAGTTAGAGAGTCTAACAGTGCCTGACCGCTTTCGTCTGTGGCTTCTACCTGGGCAGAATGGAAAACGTAAAAGGCTTTTAACATTGGGATGTTCTTTTCTTCGCCAGTGTCTTTGTCCTCAACTGTCAGCTGTTTAAAGAAAACTATTTGTGTGCCCTTCTCACCTTTCTTAACTTTGCAGCCTTTACCCTGCCACTGTTTGAATGTTGCCCAGCTCGAACCCGTAAGGCCAAGCAGTAGCAAGTTGATGCCTGAGTATCGGTGTCCAGTGATTGCATTGCATGGCATGCCTGAGTTGGCGCCAGCGATAGGATTAATCCAGTTGCTGCCAGCGCTTTGCATTTGAGCTATGATCTTATTTGTGATGTCTGCGTATTTCATTGTTTACCCCTCCAGGTAGTGGCCGCTTACGCGGCCTGATTTCGTTTTGCAATCATTGTTGCGTAATGCTCTGGGTAATCAGCGTACAGTTGATCTAACTTTTTGCTGAAATAATCAAACTTCGCATTCTGATAAGTCAGTGCGCAAGTTGATAGAGCGCGAAGCAGTGAATCAGTTCTGTCGATAAAGTCAAAGTATGTCATCGTTTCCTCTCCAGTTAGTGGCGCTCCCTGCGCCGATGAGTGAATAATACAAAAATACTTTTTAATGTGTCAAATGTTTTTTATATATCAATTTGTCATAAGGTTTGCGGTTTATATAACTAACCTATAAAATTGTTTTATATTGGAGGTAACCTATGGCAGACCTAAGACATAAGCTAGATAAAGACACCAGGCAGAGACACTTTCCAGAGTATGACGGTGGCAAGGGTAGCAAGCCAAGAAAGAGCACGCAGGAAAGCCGCGATAAGTTCAAAGCTAATTACGACAAGATCAACTGGGGTAAATAGAATGGCTGCAACTAATGCTGCAAAGCAAAGATCAATGCGCCAAGAACAGTTAAGAGAGCTGATTAGTAAAAAGGGACTAGTCCAGAAAGTTCTTGATACAGCGCAAAAAATGGATGAGCAGGGGGCTAGCCTAGAGGCTAATGAGCTGCAGGCCATGAAAGCCAGTGCTGACATACGCTTAAAGCTAATCAACAAGTATCTGCCCGATATGAAGACACAAGAAATCACTGGCGCTGACGGTGATGCGTTGGTTGTGTCGCTGATTAAAAAGCGCTTTGACGGTGCCGAGTAGTGCCTACTGTTGAGTACCACTTAAAACCCCAGGGGCAAGTGCTGCAGGCGTTCGCTGATTGCCGAGAGCGTAACAGCTTCATCATGGGGCCATTGGGTTCAGGTAAGACAGTCCAGACCATACTCAAGCTGTTTGACTTGATGTGTGAGCAAGCGCCAGTAAAGAGTGAGCAACATCCTAATCACGGCGTGCGACTCTCTCGAATCATTGCTGCACGTAATACCTATTCTGAATTGTTCTCGACCACCATTAAAGACTGGATCGAGATACTCGGAGACCTTGGCGAGTTTAAACAGGGTAACAAGGAGCCGCCTACTCATCGCCTATCGTTCGGGCTGGACGATGGCACAAGTGTTCGGTGTGAGGTTATCTTTATTGCGTTCGATAGGCCTGATCACGTGAAGAAAGCCAGGGGCATACAGACAACATGGGTATGGCTGAACGAGGCTAAGGAACACTCGAAGGCCGTAGTTGATATGCTCGACCTACGGGCAGGCCGATACCCTTCACCGAAAGAAGGCGCACGCCCTACACACTATGGGATTGTTGGGGATAGTAACGCTCCCGATGAAGACCATTGGTACTATAAGCTGGCCGAGGAAGAGAGACCCGAGGGCTGGGCTTTCCATCGTCAACCAGGCGGCGTGTTTAAGGATGGTGATCAATGGCGTGTAAACCCCGATGCTGAGAATCTCGATAACCTGCCGACTGCTTACTACCATCGTGGCCTGCAAGGTAAGACCGATGACTGGATCAAGGTTAACCTGGCGAATGAATATGGCTTTGTATCTAGCGGCAAGCCAGTGCATCCCATGTATGTGGACTCGGTACACTGCCAGCCTATCGACTTTAACCCTTCACTTGATATTCCTATCATCCTCGGGTTTGACTTTGGGCGTACGCCTGCATGTGCTTTCCTACAGCGTACAAGTATGGGCAGGTGGGTATGCTTCGATGAGTTCTGTCTGACTGACTCAGGTGCGGTAGACTTTGCACCACAGCTTAAAAGGTACATTGATGCTAATTACCCGAACCATAAGTTCAAAGGTTGGGGCGATCCGAGCGGTGACAACAAGAACCAGGCTAACGCTGACACACCTTTCAAGATCATTAGGGCTGCTGGTATTCCCTGTTCACCGACTGCTACCAACGATCCAGCGATGCGAAGGGCTGCACTCGAAATACCCATGAAAGAAAACTGCATGGATGGCAAACCAAGGTTTCATGTACTGCCCAAAGCCAGGATGATCCGCAAGGGCTTGCAAGGTGGCTTCTGCTATCGGCGCATTCAAGTATCAGGTGATCGATACACCGATGAGCCAGACAAGAACGAATACTCGCACCCTGTAGAAGCTCTCGAATACGCGTTACAGGGCGAAGGCGAAGGCAGGCAGGCGCTGACTAGGGCGCAGGGCTTTGATCGTCCTACAACAGCGAGGGTGGCTTTCAGTGTCTTCTGAGGTTTACGTGGTGTTCACCGAGGATAGTGGGCACTGGTGGTCACCTTTCCTGCATCCGATTATTCAACATTGTTATGTGCTGATACCTGATAGGGGGCGCTGGATCGTCTACGGTAAGACTGAGCAATACTTCGATCTTTTTACTTTAGATGACCAACCCTTTAAACTAGAGCGGGTAATTGTTGTAAAGGCAGAACGTAAACAAATCAAACGCGGTCTATTCATGCTGAACACGTGTGTAGGCCATGCGAAACAGATACTAGGGATAAATGATCCGTTTATTCTAACACCTTATCAGTTATACAAGAGGCTGAAACATGCGTAAACCAAAGGCACCTAAGAAGTCGGCACAAGAGGTAGCAGTAGAGCGCCGTCAGACTATCATGCTCGATAAAGAAATCGAGGAACAAGAAGACCGATCCCGCGCTATGTCACGCGGTAAACTAGGCAAGGCCAGTCTATTAGGTGGTGCGCCCAGGACTCGTGCCGAAGCTGCAGGGCGTGGTGCTACTGCTGGTGGTGGTGGTGCTACTGGTGGCCGCACGTCTATGGTCGGTGGCATCCCATCGATGTTCGGTGGC